CAGTGCGGCGGACTGCATTCCCTTCCACACATCCTTCATCCCCATCCATCTGCCAGACGAAGCGGGTGTTGCCGACATCATTTTTTGAATGGAGGATATCGTCCCGGCGAAAGTCTTGGAAAGAGCCGGGCCTAGAGCCTCGCTGGTTTCTTCCCCCCACATTTTTGCTTCCTCTTTTCGGCGTTGACTTTCGGGCATTGCCCCTACGATCTTTTCTTGTATGCCACGCAGCCCTCCCAACCTAGTTCGTATCCCCGCTAATTCTTTTCTGTCGTCCTGTTTTCCCTCCCTTTCAAATTCTGCTAACAGTCGTTTCCTCTTACGTTTTTCCAACGCAACTTCGCGCTTTAGTTTGTCAGCTTCCGTTTTTCTATCATCTTCTAGCTTTTTCTGTTTTTCCCTTTTCCTTTGAGACTCTTTCCAAACTTGTAGTCTTTCCCACGCCTTGCGTTCTGCATCATATACACTAGCCACACTAGCCATATCCTTCGCGGCCAAGTTGGACAGGGCTTCGGATTTTCGACGATTAAAATCCTCCTCCCATTTTTGGCGGTCTAGTTGTCTTTGAGCTTCGTCGGCGGCTTCCGGTCGGCCTTGCGCCCTCAGGGTAGCAATCCGCAGGACATTTGATCGATGCCGCGGGGCCTTCGACAGTTTGGCCTGCAAGGCTTTTATTCTGTCTTGTGCTTCTAAAAGTTCATCGGCCTCCGTTTCGGCTTTTGTTCTGCCAGCCCTTTTTTTCATAAGGGCATCGTATCGTTTGTTGGCCGCTTTTTCCATCTCAGCACTTTCCTTTTCAACCCGTTTTCTTACCCCTATCCATTGGAAAGTAAGCGTTTGCCACATCTCACGCAGACCCGCTCCCTTAGTTAAACCAACAAACAGAACGGATAGACTGGCACCAGCAGCAACAATCGCCGCCGCCCAACCACCGACAGCAACGGAAAGTCCGCCGAACAGAGCTTTAATCTTTATCAAACCACCGGCTACTCCAGCAAAAGCCACCTTGGACAAAGCAAAAACCTTGATCAGTCCATCCCACGCCTTTGCCACCAATCCGATTCCCATTCCTAAAGCACCGAGGCCCGCCGCAGCCAGCACCGCCACACCCGTCACTTTTTTGACCGCAGTAGGAAGCAGATTTACTAACATCAAGAATTTAGTTAGCTTAGTAATAATTGGGTCCATCGCTCCACCCATTTCAGCAAACAGAAGTTTGTAAGATTCTTTCAATTTGCCCAATCTACGGGACAGCGTTCCGGCGGCTTTTGTTTCGGCTTCCATCGTCATGCCCGCGGAATTCGTAACATGAACCAAGTCTTTCGCCAGCCCTGTCGCATCTTGCATGGCGGCGGCAACACCCTTCAATCCTCGAATGTTCGGGAAGAGAATAGAAGCCTGATCCATAGACAAGCCATTTATCTTTTTCATTACGCCGGTAAAGCCTATGGCTTTTAGGGTTGATACACTCAATTCAAATCCCAACTCTCTTGCAAGTTTTCTACCTTCAGAGGTGGGCTTCAAAAAGGAACGAATGGTTCCCACTACGGCGGTCATCGCCTGATCCGCGTTAATTCCAGCACGGGTTATGGTGGAAATAGAAGACAGTAATTGATCGAGTGAAAGTCCGGAGGTGGCGGCTGTCGCGGCAACCTTACCTATAGAACTGGCCAATTGTTCATATGTGAGTTTTCCTCGCTTCACCGTGGCAAATAGTTTATCGGAAATCTGCATGGCATCTTCGGCCTTCATGCCATACGAATTCATTATTGTTGTGATTGCATCAGCAGAAATGGCTGTGTCTGTAAATCCAGCCCCAGCCGATAGGACAGAGACTTTCAACACCCCCAATGCTTTACTGGCTTCAATACTAGCCGATAAAATATCATACAAACCTTTGCTCAACGTCGCGGTTGATTGACCAAATTCTATTGCGAGGCTCTTCAGTCCCCGTTCATAATCTCCCATAAAATGAGCTGTGGATTTATCAAGCATGGTATTAACCATAGCGAGTTGTTTTTCAAATTTCACAGCGGCCCAAACAGCGGCGGCGGTCGCGGCTCCAGCTATAAGAAAAACTCGTTTTGATGTTTGACCAAGTCTCACCAATCCAGCATTAGAGACTTTCAGACGTGAGCCAAGGACCTTCATCTTGGCACTAAGGGCAGTTAATCCCCGCGATCTGTATTCAACGTATAGGTCTGCTATTTTTGCCATCGGAACTTATAAATATCGCCGGGGGAATAATCCCCTTCTCAGCAATTCTCCTCTGCGTTACTGCCGGGTCTTCCCTTGCAATCCTGCCCTTGCTCTTACCATCACCCTCAAAATGAGCGTGAATTTCAAAAACATCTTTTAGCCTCGCATTAAATTGAGGTATAGTTAATTCAAGAATCTGTTTCGTCGTATACCCGTACTTCCAAGCTAAAAGGGAGAAGGCGTAATCCCACTTTAATCGATCTCCTCCCTCAGTAGGTTTTTTGCTTCTTCCTCCGGGACATTCAACCCCCCCACAATCGCATCCAGTTCTTCAAGATCGGTCTCATTGAGTTTCTGTTGAACTTCTTCTAAAGTAAGTTCGGGTTCCTGTCTCATCATCAGTCGCCACAACATAAAAATAGAACCCTCTGGAGAAATAATCTCCTCGTTTAGTTCTAACTCACTAATGGATTGAGAAACAAGATCGGTGATAATCATTCTACGTTCAGTTGCATCCATCCCCTCAGCAGACTTACGGAAGTCCTCTATTCGTTTACTACGAATGTAAGAACGCAGTGCGATAAAATCGCCCACAGAGAAAGGTGTGATTTCATACTTCGTGCCATCGATAGTAATGTACACGCCAGCACCAGCGGCTTTTTCAAGTGAGTCAGCCATAGTACGACTCCTATAAACAACTTAACGGCGACCTCGGTCCCGTTGTTACACAGATTCAGTGCCTATGCGATACGTGCCCTGAAAATCTAATGATTCGTTGAGCAAAGTATCCACGGCGGTATTCGGATGGATTCCGTTTATGATTCCCCAACTGGTATAATATAGATCGTTCGGCTCGTCAGTATAAAATCTCAGTATGCCTCGTTTTTGTATCATGAGCGCGCCAAGTGGATTTATCCAATGGCGTTCCGCGGACCCGCTCCAGCCGATAAGCCCAGCCTTGAACCGCCTCCATCCGGTGCTTACAAAGTCGGTCACGTCGTGTGTATCACAGGTAACGTCGAATCCCCAGTTGGTGAACCCTCCGGCCTCCAACACCATCGGCACGTGGCGGTACGTGGCCACAACCGCGGCGTCGCTGGCGGGAGCAGTGCCAAATGTGATTGTCCCTTTGGGCGTGAGCGTGAAATCATTACCGAGGGTCCTCGCCGCTCCGCCGACGGTCACCGTCAGGTTGTCATACTCCACGTTCTCGTAGTCGAAGGAAAACGCCGTCTGGCTTCCAGTTCCAGTACCGACTGCCTCGCTGGTTTCAGTATCGTATGTAGTAGTTATCCAAGAGGCGTTCGATATCGTCCCGTCATTATCATTACCCGTCGTGTCGTCGGCGTTGGTCCCGCTACCTTCGTAGAGCATTAACTCCATACCCACTTCGGTGGACAACGCGTCGGGGAACTTGCCCTTGTTCAGATCGCTGATCTGCGCGGTTGACAACTCGGTATCATAGATGCGAACCATTCCTATATCGCGCACGCTTGTGTTGGTGGTGTTGCCAATGATCAAATCCGAACCATTCGCAAGATTTCCAGCAGCACCCGAATCCGTGACAGCCGTGCCGTTGTTCACATAGAGATTGATCGCAGCCGCCCCATCCGTCGTCGCGACAAGGTGAACCCACTTGTTCGTCGCGACACTAACGGAGGAAGTCGCCGTCTTAGTGCTGGAATCACCGATCACCTGAAATCTGGCGTCGCTGGAGTTCACAATCTCTAGTTTATAGCCGCGCTCCGCGCCGTTCTTGTTCACAATCTCGCCGTCGCCCGCGGCCGGAATGCGGCACCAACACTCGATGGAGAAGGCATCTCCACCACCGACGAAATCCAACGAAGCCGCATCCGCAACGGTGATGATGTCGTTCGTCGCATTACACGACAAAGCGTACTGCTTCGCCAGATGAAAGCTTCCGGCGTATCCAATTATCTCAGCCATAATAAGACCTCCTCAATCTTCCAAGGTCAGATTATGTATAACTCAAATCGGAATTACCTTGGAAGTCCATTGATATCGTTTGAACACCATCCACAGCAGTGGAGTGATGCCAGCCCGTGCAGATTGCGTTGCCGGACAGGTAGTTGGTGCTGTTGATATACAGCTTCAACGTAGCGTTGCTACCCACGTCCGAGGGGACGATGCTATTCGTCGCATCCGCAAACATTTCGAACGAGCCGCTCCAGCCCTTCAGACCAGCGAGGAATCGCCGCCATCCCGAACTCGTGAAGTCCGTGATGTCGTGCGTGTCACCAACAAGGTCCAAAGACCAACCCGTTGTGTGATACGACACGTCAGAGTCAACAATAACACCGAAGTCAATCTGTCCACTGTAACCAGTTATTTCCGCCATGATGCCTCTCCTCTAGTTTTTAGGTGTATCGTACTCGGTAATCCACCGAATGCATCCACCCGTCTTCCGTTTTTATCGGGCCTTCGCTGCCCTCTCGTATGCACCCTATGTGCGTAAAGCTATCATAGGTCAACGTCGCCCTGTTGAACAACAAGTTCAAATCCGAATACACCGTTTCTATCGGATCAACATTTGACGAGTCGTCGAAAATCAAGAACCTGACAATCGCGTCCTCCCACTCGCCCGCGAACGTGTGGTGGGGCAGTTGCGCTTGAATGGTAAAGATAATCCAAGGCATCGATGGCACGCTGGTCCCCACGCGTGGGGGGACCTGCTCGTAGAAGAAGTCGCTACCCACGGCGTTGTACAACGTGGAGTTCGCCTTCGCCTTGGTGAAGATTGCTTTTATCAACTGCTTCATATCTTGCCCATCGGCCTTCTGAATATACTCTCAACTATCTTTTGTGCTGCTATTAAAGCTGGCCACATAAATGGTCTTGCTTTCATGCGGCTGGTCCCAAACTCCAAAGTTTTCCCATACTTTACATTGGTCCCAACACGACTTATTGGCAACGTAGGATGAAGCCAGTGAGTTATTCCTCTTCTTAGTCGTCCTGTCTGCACTCTCGGAACCTCGCCGGGTCTCGATCTAAATGAGCTTATCTTCCCAGCTCTTTCTCCGCTCTTAGGATCAATCATTGTTCGCTTAGTTCCGGCTTTTACAACCGCAGCTCCGCTTTCAGTTCTACCGCCTCTGTGCATAGACTTCTTGATAAGATTCTCAACAACCAAAGCAGATTCTAAAACATCCTTACGTGCTTTACGCATGATGTTTCTCTTCACCTGTTCTCCATGCCATATCAACATTATGCTATACTCGGTGAGATTAACTGCATCTCGACTTCCATGTGGTGTCCCATCCTGTCGATGTCCCTCACCAACTTTATGTTGTACACATTTCCGTCTGCGTCCGTTACGGTGTCGTGGACCACGATGGTCTTGTACTTCCCTTCGCAAAACATCTTGTGTGTTGATACCTCGCGTTCCGAACCATATATCGCTTGCTCCCTACCAGACATCGGTTGAATCCTGCACGGCATATTACCAAATCGTATCGACTCAACTTCGGTCACCGTGCCATAATCGTCCTTGGTCGCCGTTAGCAGCTTCACCGTCGCCGTATTATTCATAAGGCTGCGGAATGTCATTATGCTCCGTAGATCAACGTTCGCTTGTATGGCGCGAGTTTCATTGACACCATATTGCTGACCTTCTCCTTGCCCGTTGAACTGAATACCGCGCCCAGCCGGTCGGCCATCGTGTAGGAATAGTCGCCGATTTTTTCCGAACGCAACGAGGAATCCTTCTGAGTAATATCAAATAACATCTTCACCAGTTCGGCACACGCCGATTCGATGTCGGGGGGCACCGTTGCGTATCCCGCGGTGTATTTCACATAGATGTTGTTATGTCCGTAGTCCCATATGAACGGGTTGTAAAGTCGCCCGTTCTCCGGATACACTTCCACGCTGTCCTCGCACTCCTCGGGGATGTCCAAGTTCACCAACACTCCGTTCGCATCGCGGCTCGGCACTTTCACGCAGTCCACGGGATCGTAGTTACTGAACGTGGAAACCACCGACCCATCCCATCCGGATACGGCATCGATAGCCACAGCCAACGCAGTAAAGGTGGCGTAGCTCGCCAGCGTTAGTTCTGTCGTCGCTTCCGTTCCGTCAATCACCGTCGTCAGTCGGAGGGTGCTGTTTGTCACCTCCACGCGAGCGCGCTGCGCGGTGCCCGTAAAACTCACGGTAGCCGCGGTATTCCGCGATATCGAAATCATGTTGGTCCGGATTATAGGTATGTTCTCCAGCCACAGGTCGGGCTTGCCATCCCCGTCCCGATATTCGGTGTAAGTATCACTGGTCACAACGTACCCCAGTTCTTCATTTATCATGCGCGTCGCGTATCCGATCAGCAGCGACAGAAGGTAGTTGTCCTCCACCGTCAACGTAACGGCGTTGGTCGCGCCGTTACAAGCCGTCGCAGCCCTCAGGTTCAAGTCGCTGGCGGGTGGGTTTCCACTGCCAATGGCAATCGCGGTCCAACCCGATACGTCGTTGATCGTATCGGCAACGCCGGAAATCGTATCGGAGTCGGTCTCCGACAGGTCAATAGTAGTAGTCCCGGCATCGCCCCCTCCGGTTATTACAAGAGAGACAGTATTGGCGTATGTATCCGAAACAGTCACCTCAACTGTAGCCGCCGTCGAATCACCAGCCGAGCAATACAAAGATATCGCGTCTTCCGAGATATCCTCGTCGGTCAGGTGAAGATACGCCTTCAATTTTTCTACTGTTATCAAATCAGCCATGTTATCGTAATAATAGATTCCAGATGTTCAGTATTCCCAGCCCGGCAAGGAACGCCACGAGAACGAAAAACCGCTTACCCAGACTCGATACATCTTCCCGCACTTTGCAAGTATGGTATCTGGTTTCGAGGAAGCCCTCCATAATTTCCTTCGCTCCCTCCCTACCTCCTTCGCGGGCCACGTCCTTCACCCACTCCTCCAAGGGCACGGGGATGTTTATCTTCGAACCGTTTATATCATTCACCTCGCTCATGCTGCTTTTAGCTCCTTAAACAAATCTGCGAATGATTGTGCGGTTTTCCTCACATCAAATTCCCGTTCAGCCGTTGCCCGATTCTCTTTCTTCTTCTCCGGTGACCTTTCCTCCCAACATCGCTCCATCGCCTCGACGAACTCCGGCAGGTTCTCCGGGTCAGCCGAGTATGGGGTGTAAGGATTCTGACTGCCCGCGACCACGCTCAACCCGCAGGCCATCGCCTCTCGGATTGTCCTCGTCGCCATTACGTGCGGGGTGATAAGCATATCCGCCACGTTGTAGAATCTTTCTAGGTTCGGAACGATAGGGGACACCTCGCCCAGCACTCCCCGTTCCTTCAGGCATTCCATTATCACGCCTCGACCACGATCATTATTGTCAACACCGTACATATGTAGTTTCGCCTTTGGGTGCTTCTCTGCGAACAACGCGAAGGCGTGTATCACGTGGAACGGGTCCTTGTCCTTGCGCCAAATGTCAGCGACCATTACGTTGATCTCGCCGCGGTGTTCACCGTAGTCGTATTCCGATTCCGTCGGCTTCCAGAAGTCCAAATCGACGAACGGGGTGAACACCCGCACGTCCTTGAACAACAGTTGCCAGTAATGCTCGAATCCCGGCCACAGGGTTACCATGACTTTCCATCGGTCATCCTTGTTCATCTTCTTGTACATTTGATAGATCGGCGTCTCACCACTACGCTCTATCCTGTATGAACTGTTCGGTCTACCGTGCGCCACGTGAATTCTCGGGGCGTTGACTTTATCAAACCGCTCGTCCAGTCCGGTGTGAGACACTATCACATCGCTCTGTTCAGCGAATTCCCACGGGGCCACGAGAACCCCTCTGTCTGCGGACCACGCGGGCGGGCGCGTGCCGATGTTCCGTTCGCCTACCACAAAGTCCACTTCCTTCTTGCAGTTCGGACACACGCCCTTGTGCTTTATCAGTCGTCTTCGCCCCTTCACCTCATACACGGAGGGCTGGGGGTCGAATATCGCGGCGTTGATACCGAGTTCCCGCTCTGCCAACACCAGTTCGCGAGCCGTCTCGTAAAGGCCACACTGATGCGGGGTGGTCGGTGCAACATGTACGACTTTCATCTTCCGCTTACGCCGCCGCATTTTCCGACGCTGTTGTTCCCGTTGTTCTTTCTTGATGTTCACTAGGCTGCAACTCCCACTCCCGTTCCCACGGGACTGTTTCTGCGGCGAACGTCCGTACTGTTCCCGCCTAAATCTTTGGTGGCTTCCAACCATAGAACACCTGTCACGTCCACATCCGAAACTGCTCCGCCGTATATGATCGCCCTATTTGAAGTCGTAGTGGAACAACCTGTTCCTCTTATCGTTCCCGTACTGGTTATACGAGCCTCGTCTAAAACCATATGATGCCCGTTACCCCCAGCTACTTCACCCATTGAACTTATATTAAATTGGCCTGTGCCAAGGGTCAGCCGCCCATCCTCCGAAGGATTAGGTGATGCCGCATTACCAAACTCCACGTCGCCCAAGTCGCCGCCCGCGCCGTCGGTAAAGGTAAGGCCAGAGAAGGTGTTCCCAGACCCTCGCAACCGGAGCGTCGCACATTCCAATCTTGCCGACTGAGTTATTGTGAAGCCGGGACTCCCGCCACCAAGATACAACAGCACATTGGGACACAGGATTGGAGTATTGTTTGAACGGGAAGCCGCTTGCCACACAAGAACCGTCCCGGTTGTCACCGTGCCCTGTATGTCAAGAAAGTTATTTGCCGGTGGTGTAGTCGCATAAAGATAATCGTCTTCCCCATCGCCCCCAATAGTTGCCCCCGCCTGAACGGTTATCTTACTAGCATCCACCCTATCTGTACGGGTAATATTTGCACCACTCACGACAACATAATGAGCCATTTCATGTGTTGTGGTATTCCAATCAGCATCGTTCGTTCCGCTATGATAAAAGGTTCCACTATTGGATAGCGTCCCTCCAGCATAGGATAGATCACCCTTAACAACAGCATCATTACTCGCCATATTAAACGTGCCTGTCGTCATCAAAAGATTCTCACAATACAAATCGTCAGTCTGTGTGTGAGTTCCCCCCGTGTTTATTTCATAATGCCCATCGGAAACCGTATTGCACGTAATGAGGCCCGTACCGTTCAACAGGAACTCCATGCCCGTGCAGTCCGACATCCCGGCAGTCTTCACGAGGTCACTTTGGCATTCTATCTTGAAGTCCGCCGTCGCGACAACTTTTCCACCAAGGACGCACCGCCCGTTCACGTCGATCACCCTCTCCGCACCGGCAGTCTCCGTTAAAACCCCGGTGTAGTTCGTCATATCCATCCCGGCCAACTCCACGTTCGCTTGCGTGACGTTGAGCGTCACGTTGCCGGATGTGTCGGAGTATTCCGTGGTGTCGGCGTCGGAGGGGATCAGACCGCCGATCCACGTTCCGCCAACCACATAATTACCACCACCAGCAGTGGGTTTAACATTCGCCATGTTCTATCCTAATCGTGGAACGCCGTCACATAAATATTCCCAGTAGCCGCGGCAGTCACGCACTTATAGTGCAACTTCGTTTGTCCGCGACACGGAATCCGGTGCGTCTGCAACTTGTAGTAGATCGCCCCGTCGGTGGAAGGGTCTCCCGTCGCCGAGTCGCAGATAAAGTGCATATCCTCGTCTGAGGATATATGCAGGAACCAACTGTTCGCCGTAATGGAAAGTTCCGTATTCGCGTCCCAGTCGGAAGTCGTCGCCTTGGTTCCAAGTGCTGTTTGATTTGCTGGAATCGTTGCATCCCTTACCAACAAAACGTCCGACTCCATCCCATCCGTATCAACCGCCTGTGAACTCACTCGCCAAAATGCCATGGTTTCACCTCTACCTTACTTGCCAATAAAATGTCAGCGTTGTATCACTAGATGCACCAGACGCTGAAAAACGAATTCCATTTAGACCCTTCACGCTCCAGTGCATTAAACCTGTAGTGCTTTTCGCCAACGTAGTCATGTCTTGATTACAACCTGCAAGCGGACTGCGCATAGATGTGGTGTAATCACTGTCTACTGAAGCCACCGTGTGCCAACCTGCCGTGGCGTGTGGGCGTACCTCTGTTGTGAAAGCATCTAGAACGGCGTCAACACCGTTTCCAACTTGAACCCACAGATTTGAACATCCCTCTTGAGGTTCAATGGTGCAGATCACCGGAGTTGAGGCATCTGAAGCGATACCTGTTGCTGATCCCTTCCAACCACTTGTAGCCATTTTATTCTCCTAGTGGCCGGAAAGAATACTTTGCGCGTGTCATTCTAACGGCCATGCTCAATCTTGTGTTTCACCTTGCCTTACCGAACGAACAGAAACACGATGTCTTACGCATCGTTCGGCTTGTATTTGAATGTAACTGCGGCGGGCGAGGGTTGCCCCGCCCATACCACAACCTCGATTAATCTACGTCCGCCGGTGCCTCAATAGCTCCGGTCTCAACAACTTCCACCGGCTCCCTGCCCATCGCCTCATCTACTGATCGAGTCTCAATAATCTTTGCGATTGGGTTGTCCTTACCGTTGTCCGTCTGCTCCGTGAGTTCCTTCGCTATTCTCTCCGGCACCCACACGTCCGCCGTGTCGAAATCCCAATCCACTCGCGTCACGGCCTTGTTGCCTTCGAGGGCCAACTCGGCCCTCTTCGTAGGATAGTAATCTTTGCCTTTTCGCGTTTTCGTTTCGGGGTCGCCCGTGCCATCGTCAATTCTTACATAACACTTCGGGAGCAGTCTGATCTTTACCGTTGCAGGTTCATTCTTTGCGTCAAACTTATACGCCATGTCAATTCTCCGGCGAGTCGGTTCCGATTGGCAACCGTTCTCCGCCTTAAACCCAGCCGTAAGAATTAACCCACGACTGAGTGCTTATTATGCGCTAATATGTAACGCTGTGTCCGTATCGGAGGTAAACAAAGCTCCAGTCTTGTTGGGATCGGACGTTTTCAAACCCGTAATATACATCGTGTCACTCGAAGACGTAGGTTCATACCACAACTTAACATCACCAGAATCACCGAACTGGAATTGCTGGGTGTCACTGACACGGATGTCCGCGCCCTTCGTCAGAACGACGTTGTTCCCGTCTTCGTCATACTCAATAGCAAAGTCACCGTCAGTACCGAAGTAAAACAGCCTGTCGTCGCGCATGAATACGGCGTCGGGATACCGCTCCAACGCCGTGCCGGTTTGTCTCGTTGAACCTATACTCGTTGTAGCCATTAATCTCTTCCTCTCCGACCCAACCCGATTCCGTCTTGCTCAAGCCACCTGACTGGGTAGGTCTGCCAGAACGTCAGGTCTGTACCAAAACGGAACCAAACCGCCCTCGCGGGCGCGCTCGTATGTGCGGGCGCGCCCGCGGGGAAATCAATTTTAATACGGGGTACGTCCGCCAGCGAACGGCGATTCCTCCAAATCGTGGCCAATGAAAGCTGCCGTGATTTTGGAACCCGTTCCGTCACCGTCGAACTGCACGTTGACGTAACGAGATACGTTCGGACAAGTCAGAACGTACATGCCTATCTGGTCGATTGTGGCAATACTGTTGGACGAGAAGGTCAGATCAGATATTGCTGTATCTGATTCAGCCCTCGCATACGCATACGAAGTATCGCTCTCAATCTTCACCTTGCCACAACTGTCGGACGGAACAGCCGCCCCAGCCGTGCCACTGGTCATAAAGTCCGACTCCCGACTCGTCCAAACTTCGACATTGTTAATGTCGCTACCACTCGCCGGGTTATAGAACAACATAACCGTTCCATTAGTCGCCGTCCCCACGTCAATGTGGGTCAAAATTGAATCCGTAGTCGCAGCCGTGGCCCTGTCGGTGGCCAGACAAGCGAAATGAGAAACTGCTAGTATGCCTTTCATATTTTCAATCCTCTTTCTTTATGCGCTGATGCCCTTGATAACTACGAAGGCTTCAGGCTGTTTGGGCAGGCAACCAACATATTTAACCAGCCGAATCCAAACCTGATCGGCCGCGAACGCCGTGTCCGCTTCGGTACTGGTATCAATACGCAACCCGCCATTTTCACCAATGAGGAACTCGCCCCAGTTGCCGCCGACGATGTAGCTCTCGTTCGCGGCGGGACGCGCGGAGGCAATCGGAACCTGCGTGGTGGTCTTCAGCGGCGAACCATACAGAGTCGGAATCCGAGCCGCTCCAGCGTTATCCGCATAGATGTACCGGCCTTCGGCGTCCTTCAACTGACGGAGAGTGTTGACCGTGCGCGGGGCGGTAATCCAACCGTTCACCCGCAGCGCGCCGTTACAACTATTCTCGACCTGATATTCAGCATCCAGAATATTGTCGAAGTCAACCACGGCACTCAGGTCCGTCGAGTTCACCCGCAAATTGTAGTACAACCCGAGAGGCTTTTCTCCACCTGTGCCTTCCAAGAACACTTTATCCTCTTCCAACGCCAGTGCCTTGGCTAGTTGCTGTCGCACCAGTGCGTCGATGCTGATGTTAGCGTTCATCAACAGCTCTCGGGACATCTTATACAAACACACAGCCTTCTTGGCTTCGAGCGTGTCGTCCCCGAACTCCAGCGTGGTGTCCTCAGTTATCGCGGTGTTCTCGCTGCCCCAACTGATCACCGGGCCGGTATTAACTCGGTTGAACCGAATCTTGTCCGTCTCCATCTGAATGACCTGCACGCCCGGCATCGAACGCACAACCGAGGTCGCCTGAAGGAGGGGGATGATCTCACTGGACAACTGCGTGGGGACGAAAACCCCGCCGCGGTGCCCGTGGTCCTGACTGAGTGCCTTCTGGAACATGCCCTTTTCGATCTCGGCTTCGTCCCAAATGCCCAAACATACGCCGCGGAGATACTTGCTGATCGAGGCGTTCTTTTTGACCACCTCAATATGCGGGTCTCCGCCGCTCTTGCGTAAGTTTACCTTCGTGTTCGCGGCGATGCTCTTGCGGAAAGTTTCCCTCAGCCGCTTTTTAAGGGCCACTTTCTGTTTAGCTGTCATTTTCATATCTGTACTTCCTTTAGTTATTCCGTCTCACTGGTGGCACCCTCAGCAACTTCCTCAGCCAAGGCTTCCGTAGTAAGCTCGTTGACATCCACTTCTTCCAACTCTTCGTCCGTAGGTTTCGTTACAGCAGCCATCTCCTCCTTGACCTCGGCGCGAATCTTCTCTTCGAGTTCCGCGCGTTCGGTGGCCCTGTTCGCTTCGGCTTCCGCCTCCGCCTTCTTCTCGTCCCGCAAGGCTTCCACGACGCGAGTGGTCACGGTGTTTGCAACCTCTTCCTTGACCTTCTCCGTGATTCTGCTGACGATTTTATCCTCGTCCAGCACGGAACCTGCTACATCTTTGTCCATGACTATCTCCTCGTCTATGTCATCTTCCACCTCGGTGGCAAGTTTGACGACGGCCTTGACGGCAGACACTAGGTCTCCGGGCATATCATCTTCATAGACTTTGATTATCTCTATCTGTTCGGCCAGCCCCTTTGCAAGACTGCCGTCAATCTCTTCGTCGGTGTCGGGCACGAACGATTTGAGGATTTCCAAGTCCTTCTCGTCGGCCAGTTCCATCTCACCCTGTGGAGAAGTCCCGTCCGGCTCCTCAACCAATTTCAAATTCTTGGACATCCGATAAGTGCGATAGCCCCGGAACCCTTTGTTGCTGACCCCCTTCGACGTGGTGCTGTACTCGCAGCTCAACGTGGTATCATTGTCACCCACCGGGGAGTAATACAGAGAGAAGCTCCGGGGGGCCTGTATCGTGGTGCCGTTGATCACGAGCGACGTGTCGTCCTGCGCGCCCTTGGTGGAGAATGAAACATCTAGACTGATATCCTTCTTCTCCACGTCCCCGTCATTCTTGAAGAATAAAAACGGGGTGGCGTTCGCGGGCCGGTTGACCCATGACACCTCTTGAATTTGCATGTTCTTCAGTCGTCGGCGTTTTCGCTTTGCCATCTCGTTGACCGAGTTCGATCAACAGCACCGAGGCAAGCGGATAAACAGAGTCCCTGCCGGGTCTGAAAAACTCGTCCCTCTACAACCATAAGGTTCCAAGAAACCCCAAATATTCAACAAAATATTTACCCCCACCCAAAATACGCCATAAGTCTTTATACCACAAGGAGATAAAATCTTACAAATATTTTCGATTTTCTAAAGTTTTTTCTTGACGTTGCCGATATGTATGATAGAATACAGTTGTCATGGAAAAGGAAAACACAAAACCTCAAACCGGAAAGGAAACGAAAATGAAGTACCCCGAACTTACCGAGATGGAGAACAAGGTCATCGCAGCAATCAAAGTGGATGAGATTTACAGCCAGTCGGACAGCGGTAGTTGTTGGACCTGCGTCGAGCAAATCGCCGAGGACTCGGGACTGGCAGTCAACCAAGTCAAGGGCGTGTTGGGTAGCCTGCAAAAGAAGCGAGTTCTGTTCATCGACGAAGACAACGGGGCGGGCGACGAAGGCTCAATCACCGTAGCAGAGCAATACAGGTAACCAATCGTGAAACCTCAACAGGGAAAGAAAACTGAGATGAGCAACGAGACAAAGACAGACGGCTGGTTTCCGGTCAACCTCTTAGACAACCTGCAAGAGAAGATCGCCCGGCTGAACCGACGGGCAGCACGGCTCGGGCTTGAGCCGCTGGAACTGATAGTAACTGACGAGCGAGAAGTAATGCCCGTCGGCGAGATTCAGGGCTGGGACGGGAACACCGGACTTCCCTGCTCCCATACCATCTTCCACACCTGCGCCAGAGTACAGGTCATCGGCAAGGCCCCGAAGCTGCACGGGTGGTTCTTCGTGGCACGCATCGAACATACAGACAACACCAACCTCCTCTACTCAGTGCCGAACGAAACCGTGCCAGACGAGTACTGGCAAGCTGAGGCATGGTGCGATCACTGCCAAACCACACGCCGCCGGAACGACACGTTCGTTGTTCGCAACGAAGAGGGCGAGTACAAGCAAGTCGGTTCCTCCTGCATCAAGGACTTTCTGGGTCACGACATCCCCCTCGGCTTCTGGCGGGTCTTCCGAGACATGGCCGATACCGACTGGCTGGACAAGAACTGCTACCCCCCGACGGCACGGGAATTCGGCTTGGAGGGCATTCTCAATCTCACCGCCGCCGTCATCCACAAGTTCGGTTGGAGAAGCCGACAGACAGCAGAGCTGGAATGCAAGGAAGCCACATCAGACACCGTGAGTAACTATTACTTCCACCCGCCGACCAAAGAGCAGAACAGGGTACAAGTTACTGACACCGACAAGGAACAGGCGAAGGCCGCTCACCAATGGGCTGCTGCACTGACCGACGAGCAGACCACCGGTAATAACTACCTGACAAACCTCCGAGCCATCGCCCAGAACGGAACGGTGACCGACAGAAGTTGGGGCATCGGCTGCTCCATCATCATCGCCCACAAGCACGAAGTCGAGCGTCGTCTCCGTGCGAAACTGGCCTCACAGCGTCAGGCCACCTGCGAGTGGATCGGTGAGGTCGGACAGCGAATAGAGATGAAGGTTCAATGTCTGCTGGTGAAGGAAATGGAAAGTCAGTTCGGAGTCACCACCCTGCACAAGATGGTTGATGAGGACGGGAACGAGATGGTGTGGTTTGCCAGCGGGACCCACAACAACCTCAACACCAACGAATGGTACAAGGTCAAGGCGACTGTAAAGAATCACGACACCTTCCGGGACGTGAGGCAAACCAAGATCAATCGGGTGAAGGTCGTCGAAGAACTGGGAGCCGTATAACCGAGAAGGAAACGAAAATGAGCGACAAGAATCCTCAACCCCGAACAGTCGGCGACAAGGTGTTCATCGGGAAGACCTCGTGGGTGAAATGCCCGAGGTGCGACGGGACCGGACTCGCAGTAGAGAGCAAAACCGTACATGATCCGGACGGTTCAGTCCGCGTGATCGAGAGCGAACTTTGCTCCCAGTGCTGCGGAACGAGCATGGTCAAAGAAGAGAAAGGAAACTGAAATGTGCGCGGACTACAACGCAGGTCTACAAGAGGATTCCGAAAAAGAAGAGATGAGTAAAATCTTCCGCTACGAATACATCCTCGGCACGAACAGGCCGGGGAAGGACGACAACAGTGAGCCTCGGCCATGCTGCCCACAAGTGATAAAAGCGGAAAGAAGAAAACGTATTGACACCTACCGGGCAATGGCCGAACACGAAATCCCCCTGCACATAGGAGTCAGACAATGAACGTACTAATCTTCACCGTGGGAATCGTCGGCATTGGAGTCGCTGCCGTGTGGCTGGCCGATGCCGTCGAAGAACTGATCGAGCACGGCTACTACAAGAAAGGGCAACGCAGATGACCACCAACCACGCGAACCTGACCGACTCAGTTCGAGCATTAGAAGACGAGTTACTTCGCACCGTGGGAATCTCCAAACACGGGAGCGACAGATTCCGCCTCGTCGCAACGCTGGAGATCGACAACTTCCTCGACGATCTGATTCATTGGAACGATTGCTGTGGAGTATCCGAGGTGTTCGGTGTAACAGAATTCGGACCGGCATAACATAGGAGAAATAACATGAGCGAAGGGATGTTGAAAAAACAGGCGGTGAAACGGTACGTGATGGATCGGGTTGCCTTGCTGAGACCGTACTGGGATTGCAGACAGTTCAGCGCGTCGGCGTACCCCGTGATCGAGGCCGAGTTCAGGGTGCTGTTAGACCGAATGATCGAGAGACAGCCCACGCTCGGCAAAACCTTCAAGCCAGAACTACTAGCGTAGAAGAAATGAAATGAGCATAATGATAGCCGACCTCGAACGGGAAATGAAAAAGTCCGGCGAAACGTCGAGTGCCTAAAAATGCTGTGCGATTCGCTGGACAAAACCAAAGCGGACAAAGACGGGCTGGTGATGAATCTGACCGCCGACCTCCAATCCGTGCGGCAGATGTCGCAGAGCATCGTGCTGGCAATGGACCGCCTCATTAGAACGTGGACTTTCTAGGAGAATGAAAATGAGAACGATTAAAGTTGAACACATCCGAGAACCGCTGTGCCGCGTCATGGCAAACCTGAACCACCTGCGGGTTGCAGCCGCTCAGAAGCGGACGAAGCCCCGCGAAGTGGTCGCCCCGCATTGGGACTACAAGAATCTATACTGGGTCTGCCCTCTCTGCGGAATGGTGTACTTCGACTGGGAGCAGACGCTGCGGTGTATCAAGCGATGCGAGAAAGAAGGTGCGTGATGAGTTTTTTACCCCCCCTCCCAAAATACGCCATAAGTCTTTATACCACAAGGAGATAAAATCTTACAAATATTTCCGATTTTCTAAAGTTTTTTCTTGACGTTGCCGATATGTATGATAGAATACAGTTGTCATGGAAAAGGAAAACAACAAGATGAAAACTCAACAGGGAAAGGAAACTGAAATGATGAAGAAAATTCAAACTCTGAAATGCGTACAGTGCGGCAAGGAACTGGTCGGAAACATGACTACCGGCTCGGAAGATGAAGTAAAGTACGCTGAAGGCAAAATAACTGGACGGTTGAATTTCTGCTCTCAGGATTGCTGGGATGAATATGAATACGAACGCACTTTCGATACCAACCCCAGAATGGCAATGGGGCTGGTCAAGATGATATCAAGTTTGAGTCATTTGGATACTGCCGTACGTGAAGAAAATGACTTTGACCGCGAATTTGTAGTTAAAGGAGTTCGGATAGTTGGACAGCCGGGAATCCCCACGAAGAAGGCCGAACTGATCCTCGACACCTTCGAAGATTCCAAGTATCGCATAACGATTGAAAAGGTTTCGTAGTTACCAAGCGTGAAACTCCTAACCGGGAAAGGAAACTGAAATGACGACCACACACGAACTTGAACTGATGAGAGAGGCCGAAACCGAAGCCGCCCACAATCGAGTGGCAATGATGAACGAATCTTTTGAGGCATGGGTGGAAGAGATGGAAGCAGAGATCAAACTTGAGAAAGAGGCGGACGACATCGCCGACGACATTGAAGAGTACATGGAATCGAAGGCCCTTGAAAATGAAGAACAGGCCCAGACATTCTGCAATGACTTCTCCAGCGGCGTGCAGTATTAGAACAAGCGCGGGCATCAGCCCGCGCCTCACGGTCCAGCAGGGCCATGAGGCATGGGCTGATTAACCCAGTAGAAGGAAAGGAAACGAAATGACCAAAGTTAGAACCCATCAAGACCTCGACGAACAAGGTAATGCATTCTGGATCATCGTCCGGCAACGAGGCGGGGCGAAGTTCCACCAGACCAATCCGAAGACGAAGGAGGTCATCACCTACGGTTCCCTCGGTGAGGCCCTCGACGCCGCCGATGCCCAAGAGGTGAAGGACCACGGACGATTCACCTACACCATCGTCAACTCCCCGGAGTCTGATCGTCCGATGTACCAGATCACGATCAGGAAGCGTGGGAACAGGCGGGGTGATCGCGGCCAGTTGGGTGAGACTCATTATTTCGAAAACTTGGACGGGACCAAATTCCGAACGCACGACAAGGCCAAGGCGACGAAGAAGGCCAAACTGTATAACGAGATCGCATCGTGGTGTGTCTTCAAGGTCGAGACCGTATAGAGCAACGGCGCGGGCATCAGCCCGCGCCTCACGGTCCAGCAGGGCCATGAGGCATGGGCTGATTAACCCAGTAGAAGGAAAGGAAACGAAATGACCAAAGTTAGAACCCATCAAGAAGCGGATGCGTTGCGGCAAGAAGCGGCAGAGTGCGAGCAGCGTAGGCAAAAGTCAATCACCGACAGCGGGACCGATGGATTTGTAAGCCAGTGGGCAGATGGCCTGAACGCTCGGGTAGCCCGGCTGCAAGCCGACATTATCGAGGACGGCGGCGAGGCAACATTCACAGGGCTATTCAACCTAGAGGGTCGCCGAGTGCGAGCGAAGGTGATTGATGGCAAGTTCGGCCCGTGCTGGGCTTTCTGCGACGAGAACGACAAGTTCACTGGTCAATTCATTTCGGCTTTTCCCAAACGAGCGTCAACGATGATACGAAAAGGCTTCGAGGAGAAAGACGAACTCGCTCCGGCTCGCGCCAAGATTTGTGGCGGCAAAGGTCGAGGACTGAGAGGCGCGGCCAGTTGTTACGTTGCTGCTGTACGAACAGATGATGGGTATCCGAAGGACGCCATTACGGAAGCAGAGATCAAACTTGAGAAAGAGGCCGACGACATCTAACAGCTTTGCCCTTCGCCTACCGTCCTGCCCTTCACGGGGTGGGGCGGTTTTTTATTGGAGGCGGCGAGAATTGAACTCGCGTTAGCCGTTGAATCGGCTCTTCCCTGTCGCCCCCTATCGTATCCCGCTCAAATCCCACCGGCAGAAATTATACCACCCGTGATCGGGGTGCGTGAGGAACGACACCTGATACGGCTTGCTCCATCTACCTGATATGGCGTCTAGTTCGGTGCTACCGCACAGGCAACCGCACATTATCCCGAAAGGACCTGCTCCTGCTTGATGCCAGTGCGCCCTCATTCTATCGTCAAATTTCCTACCGGCTCGCATTCTCTTTACTGCTTCCCGTCCGTCCTCTCTGGCAAACCCACCGAACGGAAGTCCTTGATACGATCTCACGCTATCTCCGTGATCGGTCAAAATAATCTGTCCGCCAATATCTATCTCTGCTTTCTGTGATTTGTACTCATGCCAGTGTACGTTCTTGTGGTCGCGGAGCAGCAGCCGCACCATCTCCGCGATGATGTGATTGTACGAGTTCGTGCTCCGCCGCTTAGACCCCTTCTTCTTGGTCAGCCGCGAGTGATTGTCGGTTTTGATAAAATGCACGTGAACGACATCGAAGTGGGCGCAGAACGGCGATATGAACTTCTCGGCCAGCAGGTGGCTCACGTTCACCACAGCAACCGGGAGGGGGAACTCCGCGTACGTTATGAGTTCGTCGTGGATATTGCCGGTAACCATATCACCTAGAATCGGAATGTGGACCTCGTCGATACGATGACCGTGGCGTTCCGTGAGAATCCACTTGATCTCTTTGTCGGAAAGGAACGCCACCCGGCGTGCCGCGATATCAGTGTTGTACTTGTTGAACCCCTCCATCTCCTCTTCGTCAATCACCTCGCTGTAATGCCAGTCGGCCGCGGGCGCACACGCGGGCGTGTTGCGCTCGCTCGTGTGCGCGCGAATAGGCTTGACGAGTTTGGGGGGTGGGATGGTCTGCAACGCACTAAGAATCTCGTCGTTGAATTTCAATGACTCCCCATACCACTTGCGGAGGTGGGTATTGGTATTCTGGAGGGAACGTATCCTCGCCTCCGCTGCGGCCAGCCGCGACGCCACAGCCTCCTCATTCTTCACTTCCATAGCCACGTTGCCAACCGTCCCACGGGCGAACGTGAACCCCCGTTCCTTGAGGTTCCGATAAGCAGCCCGCACAGCCCACTCATTCGCCTTCAGCGAATCAACAATGATAGCCTTGTTATCTTCGGTCAGTTCATTTCTGGCCATACCGTTCTCCTCTCACCCCCATTATACGCCTTTGCCCCGTAAGTCTTGAATTATTTTTTCATCCACGAAGATAAAAATTCCCATGTGCCACGCCGGAGTGGACCTCGGCCAGTTCAAATCCATGATGCCAACGATGCTGCTGATGATACCGATAAGCCTACCCTGCTCGTCAAAAATCCCCCCACCGGAATCCCCGAAGGAGATTCCACCTGAATAAACGCCCCTCGTGCGTTTGCTTTTCTCGTGTGTCAGGTCCCACCGACAGAACACCCCCTCGTTGTAACCCGGCATGCTTGACGATCCGGAGAACCCGCACTTGGACAGACGCTGTCCCATACGCATCCAAGGACGCATGAACGGAACGACTGCCGCTCTGGCTTTCCCTCTCGGTACAATAGCTTCAAGCAACGCTAAATCATTTACAAAATCCTGTCCAATCACTTTCGCAGACGCGATGTAGACAGGCTGCGGCTGGCCGAACAAGTCGAAATCGTAGAACTCCACGACCAGTCTCGTCTGCAATTTGCGGGTTATGGGAGGCACGGCATGCGGGCGAACAATCACGCCCGTCATCGGTCTGAAGGGAACAAATTCAATCTTCCACAGGATGTGCGCCGCGGTGAGTATTTCAATCTTGTTCAGCTTCCACGACACCCATTTCACGCTCACCACGACACCGGACCCCCGAAGGAAACTCACCGTTGGACGAACGACGTGGTTGCGAATGCGGAGCGAACGCAGGGGTTCGCCACAACCGATCACCATCAGCACCAACATAAACGGGATGAGTCTCTTAATCAGGTTCATCCACGTCCTCCATTACCATGTCCGCGCTTCCGCTCATGCTGAACCCAGCGATCTTCCCTTCCTTCACCGCCTTCCACAATTCCTCCTGCTCCGGCGGAATGTAAGCACAGATGTACCAACTATGCTCGGGGATGGCCTCGCCGTTCTTCAACACCCTGTCGTCGGTGTAGAAACACTCAACGATGGGTGTTGTAACCGCCCGGCCCTCGTGCATGATTTTCATCCGCCCGCCCGTGCTCACCATCCAGTTTTTCATCGCCGCGTAGATTTCCGGACCGGCTGCGTAGTCGCCTTGTTTGTCAACCTCCATCGCAGTGTACACGATGCCACCGACGATTCGCTCCTCTTCGGATTTGATGAAGGTGCTCTCCTTCTTCACCGCAGCCTCCACCCCCGTCTTGTACTTGTGGGACTTCAGCCACGTGCGCGCCTGCGCGGGCGTGAACTTACCATCGGAGAACCGTATCGACACGACCTTCGACTTGCCTCCCTTGATTCCGAATATGGCGTGGATTCCGGAACCGAAGTGGTTGTTCTTACGGGCGAATGACGTGAACTTCTTGGAATCCAACTGCGCGGCGGCGTGCTCTCCGGGGTACGGCTTTGAAATGTAGTTCAGGGCAGGACCCCCAGAATCCCCTGTGTCGTCATCATCCTCCGGGTGACCTGACACCCCATCCCCCACGAGATCG